GAATAAGTACCTCCAGTTACATACAAATCACTTGTTTTAAATCCACTTACATTAAATGTACTGTTATAATTATTTCTAAATGTAGCAGTACCATTGGAATAGGTACCTCCAGTTACATATTTATCTAATGGTAAATTTTGATATGTTGTTGCTGATATTGCATTAACATTAATTGAACTTAAATTTGTAGTTCCAGTTACATTTAAATCACCATTAATAGTTAACCCAGTTAAAATATTAATATCAGCTGAAAATGAACTACCATTTGTTGAATCAATTGTAAATCGATTAGCATTATTATATGTAAATGCACTTATTATTGTATCAGTATATCCAGTTAAAAAACCACTAACTGTAAATGTATCACCATTATTATTTGTAAACGTAGCAATACCAGTATTTTGGTCATATGTACCACCAGTTACTGATATGTCTGGTGATAAAGAATTTATATATGCTGTAATTGCACTTAAACTAGCGTTTACTGTATCACAATCACTATACATTAAAAATAAAGATGAACCCATTAAATTATCATCAATATTATCAAATTCATCAATATACTTATCACCCATTTTATTAATTATTTTCTACTAAATAGTTTAACTATTTTATTATATAAAATTTTAAAACCACCACTATGAATCACATATTTACCAACCCTAAATATTACATAATTAGTGTCTATTGGTGGTTCATCACTAACACTAATTGAACCTAAATCAGGGTCAACAGTTATAAAATCTTTTTTAACACCCATTAAATAACACCCACAACCACCATTAACTGTATTAATTTTAATTTGTATAGTTGTTGATGGTACCACTGGGAATGTCACACCATTCACTGTTATTATACAACCAGTTGGTCCACCATATATTTCACGATATACATGATAATTTAAATTACAGTTATCAGCCGCAACCACAATATTATAAACTCCATTTAACATTACTTACTATAAATATCTTATTAAAACAAAAAAACCTATATTACTATAGGTTTAGTTGATATTCATTGTGTATTTTTTATTACCACAATCATATATCCTATATTTCTTTAACGCCAACATTATTTCATGTTCACTTTTATCATTATTATAACCCATCTTTATTAATTCAGACTTACGATATTTAAATCTATATTCCCTAACATCATTATTAACATACCAATAATTTGGCTTACTATCATGTATAAAATCAAAACCTAATTTTTCATATAACCCACCAATACTCCATCTTCTGTCAGCATAACTTATTATTTTATCTGGTGAATAATTTTTAATAAAATATTTTAATAACTTTGAGGCACCTCCAATTACATTTGTATCTAATTTATTACAAAATCTAGTTAATTCCCATTCATCTGATTTACCACCCATTATAATCCTACCTAATCCAAAGGTCATTAAGCTAACCAATTCACTATTATAATATAAACCTAATTTTATTTTAGATTTTGAGGCACCTTGAATATGGTTATTATTTAAAAATAATTTACAATCATTTTGATTTACCACCCTAATCTCACACTTTCTAGCATAAATTTTATTTTCAGTAATACCTAAGATATTTTTTAATCTAGACTTAACAATATCTTGTTTATATAACCATTCATCTTCAAATATGTGAATTAATTTAATTCCATTAACCTCACATAATTTAGTCTTATTTAAGTGATAATTAGTTTCTTTATGTAATTCAGAGTGCCAGTATAAACCATCATATTCAATTGCTATATTACGTGAAGGTATATAAATATCCAATTCTTTACCACCTAATATTGATGTATTATTTTCTTCAATTTTAATATTCAAAGATTTAATAAATTCAGCAATTTCTTTTTCAGCTAAACTAATAGACTGCAACCCAATTGGGTTACAGTTACTACATAATTCATAACCTTCACGATTTCTCTCATTTAATAAAATTCTTGTTATTTCATATTCACTATTGCATTTATTACAAACACACTTTAAAATACCTTGATTAATATCGATTATAAATGGGTATTTATTTTTTAGTTTTATTAATGATTTTTCTTTAATTTTATCTTTAACTAAATTAGACTGTGTTGGATATTCAACACCTAAATTAATTAAATTTTTATTTTTTATCTTATCTTTAGTTTCGGGTAATTTAAAAATATTATCAACATTATACTTAAACTTTAAACTATTGATTAATTTATTTTTAACTGAATTATCCTTCATTGGATTATCAACCCCATAATTTTTAATAAAAGATTCTTTATGTCTTGTTTTTATAACTTTATCCTTCATTGGATTATCAACCCCATAATTATTAATATAAGATTGCTTCTTTTTATCCTTGACTGAATCTAATTTATTAGTACTATCAACACCATATTTTTTAATTGTAGCTTCTTTGGCTAACTTACTTAAATCACCACTCTCATTAGCGCAAATTAATGAACAATATTTGTTATACCCTTTGTTTAAATTACCTTTAAATTTAACTTCACTACCACAATGTAAACATGAAATTTCATGATGAATATCGTTAATAAAATACCAAATTTTTTCTTTAAATGGTAAATTAACAAACCAATCAAAAGTTAAATAGTTATTCACTTCATTAAATAATTCTGGGTGATGTTTTGATAAATAAGTTCCTTTAGTTTTAATACCACTCTTATTATCTTTTGTAAAAAAATTAATATAATCCATAATGCAAATATAATAATAAATATTTACGTAGACAAGGTTATGCAGTTTTTTTAACAAAAAAAAGACCTAAAAAATTAGGTCTTATTTGTAATATTTTACAACTAGTTAATAATAAGTATTTTAGAATAAAAGTATAGCTCTATCAAATCTTAAATCAGCAGTTATATCAGCAATACCGTCATCATCCATTGATAAGTCACCAAAGTTAACGTTAGTCAACATAGTTCCTTGTAATTGCCATTTCTCAATAACAACTCCTGTTGGGTCAAGCATTTCTAATTCAATATCTTTTTTATAACCAGCAGCATAACCTTGTCTACCTGTAATAGATTCTGATTGTAAACGAACCCACTCCATTATAGCTTGCGCAGCAGATGGACCAATAGGGTCTCTAAAAGTTACACTAATAGATTCCCAGGTAAATCTACCGATTACCCAAGTAGATGTGTTTAAGAAAGGTATTTCAACTTCATTCTGTGTAATTGATGGTCTTGATGCAGACGCTAACCACCATTCTTGTATACCCAAATCAGCTGGAAATCTTAAAAGCCATCTATTCTTCTTTTTTGGCTCATAAGGTACGGGCATTTTCATTAATAAATCAGCCATGTTCTTTTATTTTTTAATTTTTTTTTGTTATCTTTTATTATAAATATTGGTAATTCTAATTTTTTTTAAAAAAGGGATTAATTAATAACCCCTTTTTAATATTTTTATTAGATATCATCAAATGAAGCACCAGTTGGCACAATGTTGAACTCAACACAAATAAATTCTAAAGCTCTAGTTGGCTTCAAGAATATTCTACCGTTTAACTCATTTCTATCAATAGATTCTGGAGATGAATCAAGAACTACTCTAAAGTCTGTTAAACCTCTTTCACTTCTAATGTTATCTAAGATTGGGTTTACCAAACTTAAGAATTGGTTTCTAACTATATCATCATTTTGTTCGAAAAGTAATCTAATTGCAACAGCAGAGATAAGTTTTCTAGCTTGTAATAACAATCTTCTAACATTAATTCTATCAAGAGCACTTTCTTTAACTTGTAATGTTTTATTACCCCAAATTTTAATACCTTCAGATGCAAATGTTGCAATTGGGTTAATTCTATTTTCGTATAATACGTCTCTTTCACCCAATGTTAATTTAACTCTTGCTTTGATAGCATCAACATCACCTCTTTGAACACCAGCTACAGCGAACCAAGGGAATGCGATATTATCAGTTAACGCAATGTTTCTAACAACATCTCTTGTTGGTGGAACGTAAATGTATACATTATTTTCAGCATCATTAATTTGAATCCATGGCCAGTATGTACAAGTGTAGTTACTATCAAATTGTCCGTATAATTGGTCAGTTACATCTTCTACAGTTAATACATCACCAGCAGCATCTGTGTCAGGTGTTGTAACAATGTATAAAGAGTCAGCTCTATCTTGTTCAACCATTTCAATTGATTCCTCAATTAAGTTAGT